CTATTTCCATTAGTATCTTTGAGTTTAGAATTTACAGCATTGATTCTATCTCTTACTGCTGGATGTCTATTTTTTACTTTAACATGAAAGCCACCATTCTGTAATATTGATAAATCAGTTCTCCCACCAGCACTTGTTTTTCTTTGTCTTGAAGCTGGGTCAGGGTAAATAGTTATGTGCATCTTAGTTCCATATCTATCTCTTATTTCCTGTACCATTTCATCAGTATTACTTGAATAAATTACTATCTCATCAACTATGTATATCTTATCTTTTTCTATTTGTGCTACGCAACATGACATTGGATTGACATTGAAATCCATCCCAATATGTAAAGGCTTTGTATAGTCTAATGATTTTTCAACAACAGACTCAACAGGATGAAAGTTATAATAGATTGCACCAGCATAATTTTCAAATGTACCCTCAAACTCTTGTCTAAATGTTCTTTGGTCTAAGTCTTGTCTTGCTTGTTCTATTTCATGTGGAGTGACCATGCCACCATCTAATGTAGTAAATTGAAAGCTATCCCATTCAGAGTCTTGTTTACCTTTAAGATACATTTCATAAGTCCAATTACCATAACCTTTTGGAGTACCACACATAAGAACATGACCCAATGTATCTGATACTGATGCTCTTAATACCTCAAACCAAGTTCTTTTGTCTATGTCACTAAACTCGTCTAAAATTAAAAAATTTAATCCTGTACCTCTAAGTGAGTCAGGAGCATCACTAGATTTTAAGCTTATTGTACTATTAGTTTTTCTTATAGTTATTGTAAGTGTAGTTTCGTTTATATCTTCTATCCAATTAAACTGATTAAGAATTTCTTTTAATTGACTCCAGCAAATGTCTTTTGCCATCTTTAGTGTTGGTGCTACATACCATATTCTTTGATTAGGCTTTGATGCGTATTTCATCATCTCAGTTATAGCAAGATATGTTTTACCAAATCTTC